TAAAGCCTCTAATTACTTTCAACAAGAAAACAGATGGTCAGTTGAATCAAGTTCTTATCCAGGTCCTAAAAGAACATGGGAAACATTTGACTTTATGAAAAGTTTAATGGGTGCCGCGTATTCACTAAAATTATCTAAAATAGATAGGTCAAATCTCAGAGTTATGATTGGACTTCGTAAATATATCTGTAGTCAGTTCAAACCAAATGTCGCAAAAGCCATGTATGATTACTACAATGTAAAGAATGTGTTGGATTTTTCAATGGGTTGGGGTGATAGGTTGGCTGGATTCTATGCCAGTATGAATACCGAATTGTATGTTGGTGTAGATCCTCGTAAAGAAAATCATCCTATTTACGAGCAACAAGCCAGATACTACGATAGTCATCTAACATTCTTTGAAAATAAAAAGAAGACCAAGTTTCATTGTGACGCGGCTGAGGACTTTAACTTTGATGAATACTATGACACCTTTGATATTATATTTACATCACCACCTTATTTTAATATAGAACGATATGGTAACGATGATAATCAAAGTTGGGTTAGATATAAAGACATAGATAGTTGGAACTACCAGTTTCTTCAGAAAGCTCTTGACAATATGATACCAACATTAAAATCTGGTGGTAAGTTGTGTGTTAATATATCAGACGTAAATGCAAAAACCAAGGGTGGTGCACAATACTTAAAGATATGTGATCCTATGAATGAGTTTCTTGATGAATACAGAGATATGGAATATGTAGGTTGTATTGGAATGGAAATGGCTAAACGACCTAATAGTGGTGGTGCGGGAACTGCAAAAGACAACAATCAGTTCAAAGAGAAAACCTTAGAGATGGTAGAGAAGAACAAAGATAAGAGATTTTGTGAACCAATTTGGATATGGGAGAAAAAATGATAATGAAAATACTACGGACAATATGTTGGCCGTTAATAAAATTAAAAGAATGGATAGACCCGAACTATTGGGCTAGTAGAATAGGTGAGAGTAGTGGACTATATGATAAGGCTAGAAACTCTAAGACTCGTCAATGGGTAGATGGTTTGGAAGGTTGGAAATGGTGGGCTTGGCAATTAGGTGGTGGTTTACTATTTGTGATTGTGATGGAGTATCTACTTAATTCAATTGGTATGACAATGTTACCTTGGAGATAATTGTGAAAATCATGGATGAAATACTATTATTTTTGATACAATGGTTACATTGGACATTTTTAATACTAGTCGGAGTATCGGTGCCACTACTATTAATATGTGAGCCTTTTTACATATCATTACCCTTGTGTGCTTGGATAATGCACTTAAGTTTTAGTAGAACACTTGAGTGTCCTTGGACTAGGTTAGAAAACCATTACAGAAGTAAAACTGGTCGTAAAGAGATAGGTGGGTTCATATCTCATAATCTTAGAGTTTTAGGACTTAAGAAAAAGAAATAATTTGTATATTCCATGTGAGAAAATATAACGAAGTGAAAATAAAGGTATATTTATAGATATGAATGCTGCAGACAGAAAAGAATTCGAGTTAATACACGAGAAGATAGACAATATTAAATCGGACATAGATGACATAAAACAAGATATGTCTACCGCACATGGTAAGACAGAGGAGTCATTAAAGTTTATTAAAGAAAATCTCTTCAATCCACACGAGGGACTTTGGGCTGAAACAAAACAAAATACATTGTTCAGAGAAAACTCACAGAAATGGAGAGGTGTTATAGGAATTGGTTTCGTAGGGTTATTGTTAGAAAAGGTTTGGTCAATATTCACATAGATAAACAAAAAGTCTTAGAAAAATTAGAAGAATGGATGGATTGGTTGGAAACACCAAATGATGACTTTGGTGGTTTTCCAGTTTGTCCTTTTTTAGCACCTGAACGAAAGACAAATAAATTACTGATTGAGTTTTACAATCCTGAAGAAGGTTCTATCTTTGAGTCAATAAAAAAGTTTGATAAAGACGACAACTTCACCACGGCTATGTATTTACACACCGATTATCATGGTAACTATACGGTGGTCAACTATCAGAATTTCATTAACGAAAGTTTAAAGAAAATAGACTTAGGGCATTTAAAAGCTGTCTGTTTCAATCCATATGATAAAAGAAAGACAAATGGAGTATTGACACGAAAAAATGCTCCTTGTTTTATAACGAGTATTGCGACAAGAAAGGCTTTAGGCACAGCATACAAGAAACTAAAAGATACAAAATATTGGAAAAAAAATCGAGAAAATGCTTGACTCGTATTTATATTTAGAGTTAAATTTAGATATATGACGAACAAAGAGAGATATAAAAGAGAGATAAAAGACCTCAGAGACTTGTTAAATGATAACGAGTACACGAGAACACTTCCGACTGGTTATCATCAGTTTTTATCTGAAATGCACAGAAAGTTAGTTAGTGATTTTAAAATAACACCAAAGATGTTGGATTCAATTCAAACCGCAGCTGCCACATACAGGACTTATGGTGATCCTAATATAAAGAGGAAAAGAGAAGCGATGTTATCCAAGATAACTAAACTCAAATATTTATTAACGAAGTGTGGATATACTCGTCAGTATGAATATGAGAAAATGGAGTTCTTGAACAGTATAACTAAACGAGTTCATTCTAAAGGTAAGTTAACACCTAAACAGGCTAAGTATGCCAACCAACTATACAAACAATTTAATAAAAGGATTTTACCATAAATTTAAAAAAAGTGAAAATAATGCTTGACTCGTATATGTTTTTGTTGTTATATTTAGGTGAAATGGGAAATAAAAGGAAAATTAATGAGTAAATATTCGGATTTTTGGTTTGACAATCGGAGGACAAGTTTGGTCGATGACCTGTTGTCTGATGTCGATGACAAGCCAGTAAAAAAAGGTAAAGACCATATTGCCCTTGCCGGTCATAAGAGGGCAATCGGTAACTTTGTCCGTATCGTAAGTGGTCAAAACATTCCTGTCAAGTTCCCTTCTCGTGGTGATTCTTTTACTGATGGTAAGTCTGTTACTATCGGTGCGAATATCAATGAGAAGAACTTTGACTATGTTGTTGGTCTGGCTCTTCATGAAGGTAGTCACATAGCTTATTCAGATTTCAATGCGTTTGGTGAGGTTCGTAACATGACTCACATCAGAGAGTTCGAATTAACCTACCACAAGATGGAGTTCTTTCGTGGAATAATCAATTACATTGAAGATAGACGAGTCGATAGTATTGTCTTTAGAGGTTCGCCTGGTTACAAGGGTTACTACCATAGTCTTTACAACAAGTATTTCAATGGTAAGAAAGTTGCCAAAGGTCTTAATTCACAGATGTATCGTGAGTTGGACTTAGATTCTTATATGTTTAGAATCGTCAACTTCACTAATGAGGCTACTGATTTTGGTTCTCTTCCAAGATTGATTGACATCTACAAACTAATCAACATGAAAAATATCAAGAGACTTAAATCTACTGATGACGCCATTCAATTGGCTATGTCTGTTTGTGAGATTGTCTTCAAGATTGTAGATAGTGCAGTTCAACCTGAGGATGGTAATAGTGATGGTAACAACGAAAACACCGAGAATGGTGAGGATAAAGACTCTGATGGTAATGCTGGTGGTAACGATAGTTCTGATGGAACTGAGGTTGATACTGGTGATGCTCAAATGACTCCAGATGATGGAGCTCCTACTGAGTCAAATGGTGATGAGTTGACTCCACAACAACAGAAACAAATTCAGAATATGTTCGACAAACAAAAAGAATTTTTAGATGGTCAAACTCCAAAGTCTACTTTGACCAAAAAAGATTCAGAGATTGTCAATGCTCTATCAAACTCAAACACAGAGTTGGTTGAGGTTGGTGATGGTAGAATTGGTAAAGTTGGAACTGTTGTGATTCCTTCACTAACCAAAGAACTGATTGAGAGTGGTGCTTTTCCTTTCTTTCGTTCTCTTGATGACCATTATTACGATGGAAGATATAGTTGGGGTGGTGGTGTTCAGATGGTAGAGGCAATCAATGAAGGTTTCAGACTT